CATGGGTAAAAACTGGTTCGTCTACATGGAAAGCAGTAGACCAAGTGTATGTTAAAACACCTTCAGGGTGGAATAATGCATCAGGTCAAACTAATGTACAACAACCATATCCGTACATTGCAAATGCACAAAATCCGTATATTGCAAATGCCCAACAACCTTACCCATATATTGCAAATAGTCAGAATCCTTACATTGCTAATGCACAGCAACCTTATCCGTACATAGCAAACAGTCAGAGTCCATATATTGCAAATGCTCAACAACCGTATCCGTACATTGCAAATGCAAGACAACCTTATATTGCAAATGCAAGACAACCATTTACGTATAATAATCAACAACCTTATCCGTACATTGCTAGCTCACAAAGTCCTTATCCTGCAAATGCCCAACAACCGTATCCGTATATTGCATCTGCACAACAGACAGCTTCAGCAAGACAACCGAATAATGCAAGGGCACCTTACATTGCAAATGCTAGACAACCAAATAATGCACGTCAACCGAATAATGCAAGGCAACCGTTTACGTTCCAAAACCCATTTACGTTCCAAGCACCGTTCACTTATAATGCAAGGACACCATTTACATATAATGCAAGGACACCGTTTACCTATAATGCAAGAACACCATTTACGTTCCAAGCACCGTTTACGTTCCAAAACCCATTTATATCTAATGCTAGAATACCTATACCATATCCATTTGGAGGGTTTTTGAAATTCTCAAATAATTCACCAAATCCTTTTGAGCCTTAAGTCGATGAAATATAATACTAATACAAATGGAGTTATAAAATGCCTATAGGATTCATACAGTTTCCACATGCATCAAACATGCGTCAACCGAATAATGCACGTCAACCGAATAATGCAAGGCAACCTTATATTGCTAATGCAAGGCAACCGTATATTGCAAATGCAAGGCAACCTTATATTGCTAATGCAAGACAACCGAATAATGCTAGACAACCTAATAATGCTCAAAACCCGTTTACGTTCCAAAATCCGTTTACATTTAGGGCTCCATTTACGTATAATGCAAGGTATCCTTTTACGTTCCAAGCACCGTTTACCTATCAAGTACCGTTTACATATCAAAGAACTGGAAGAACACCGTTTACATATCAAGCACGACAACCTAATAACTACCCAACACAAGGTGGTACACCTTATATTGCAAATGGTCAAAACCCGTTTACATATCAAGCAAGGACTCCTTTTACATATGCTAGACAAGGTCAAACTCCTTTCACATATCAGAACAGACAGCCAGGCACATATGCTAGACAAGGTCAAACACCATTTACGTATCAAAACAGACAACCTACTACTTATGCAAGACAAGGTAGAACACCTGTTATTAGATGGGATAATGATTTGAGTAATAACTGGCCAGCAACACCCGTTAGCAGTTAAACACTAAATAAGTGTGTAAAACACTTAACAGTTAGATATATTATGTTAGAAACAATCACATCTTTTGCTGAATTTGAATCCAAAGTACCCGATATTGATTGGGACGTAATAACCCAAAAAGAATTACATGAACTTCCAACCCTTCAGTTGGGTAGAATTAGCAATGTTTTAGATATGACAGAAAAGGACAAGGAAATTCTTGTCCTTTGGAAAGAAGTATTCAAAAATAAACTCCCACCATTAAAAAAGTTTGTATGGGGTGATATACTAGAAAAAAGACAAAACAAAGAGTTCGCTGGTTTTAATGGATTAAATAATGAGTCTCATGCTTATAATAAGTTTTTACCACATGGGTTTACATGTGAAAACTTTGACCATGAAAGAATGCATAGTGGAATGGGTATAGAGACATTTAAAGATGGTAAAAATGTTGTTGATATAAGAGACTTAACTGAATTAACAGAGGAAGAAAAATTACTTGAAAATGGTCAAGAAATTTTATCTTCAATGTACTATCATGCAAGTAAAGCACATTGGTTAATTCAAAGTATACAAGAAGAAGGATTGAGAGCACCCATTCAAGGGTTTACAGTCAAACATCCAAATAATCACTTTTCACTTCAGATACATCCAGGCTCAATTCGTTCAGGATGTTTTGAAGAGATGGAAGACCCGACCCATGAGCTTTTAATATTTGATACGCAGAACGCTCTTCCACATATCGACTCAGTTTCTATAGAAGAAATATTAGAGTATTGGGGCAAAAAGATAGAATCAAAAGGAGAAAAACCCGAAGTTGGTTTATTATACACTAGAGGTATTGTGGAGTGGCAAGTGACCTTTACGGGTATAGATTTCAGAGAAGAAGTATATGCCCATGCTAAAAAAGTTCACACACTTTCAAAGGGCAAACCATTAAACATTTATGTAGGATATGATTCAACACACAATGGTTTAGAAAAGGTTTGTATAGAATCTATCTATGAAAGCATAGATAGTGGATTGGGTAGTGGTTATTTTGTGAACCCGACACGGTTTACACCCGAAATCAAATTACTTGACATTTCTAAACTTCCCGACTATAATAGGGAGTATGCAAATCAGTCCACTGAATTTACTTACAGCAGATTTCTAATACCACATTTAGAAAACTATGAAGGATTTAGTATCTTTGTAGATGATGATTTCATATTCAAAAAGAACTTATTACCCATGTTCTATTACCTAAATCCCGATGATGCTGTTGCATGTATTCAATATCCACAATATAAACATGACAATGTTAAGTTTGATGGAGAGGTTAATATAGACTATCCTAAAAAGTTGTGGTCTAGTATGATGATATTCAATAATGGACATGAAGACTGTAAGAAGTTAACACCCGAAGTTGTTAACACTTGGACTGGTAAACAATTACACCAATTTGAGTGGACAGATAAAATAAGTAAGATACCCGAAAAGTATATCTTTGTTGAAGGATATGACAACCCTAAAGAGAAATGGAGATACAATGGAGTGCATTACACTAGAGGTGGCCCATGGATAGATGGGATGGATATAAGTGGTATAAATAACTTAGAGGTATACGAGAAGTATAAAAACCTCTTGCAAAATAAAAAGGTATAGTATATACTGTAAGTGAGGACTTAAAAATGAATAATAACTGTTTTATATATACAGAAGAAAGTAAACTAATAATTAGAAAACCTAATGGGTTACAATATGAATTTGATAATGTTGATAAGCCAGAACTTGGTTTTGACTATGATGTTATTGTTTACGATGATATAGAATTGAAAGTAATTAAGTGGGACGATTCAAAGTCTTGTTTTGATGAACAAGTCCAAACTCCTTTAACACCATCTGATATGGATGCTATTGAGAACTATATAGAACATTCAGAACCACCTATGGGAGTATCACTTTCAAATCAGTATTGTGAAGATATAACAAACTTCTGTAATGAACAGGTTGATATAACTTGTGACTGTACTGGATTTGATAATTTAACAGAAGTCCTCATTGCAGGAAGAGAGGGGTCTAACCACCCACAAAGAAGCAATGCAAGAAGTGTATTAGAGTTTTGTGATGCAATAGCATCTGTATCAGAACAAGTACAAATGGATATTCAATCTACAAGAGAAGACCATTTAAAAGACTTAGAAGAATATATGAGTTATATTCCTAGAGCTCAAACTCCAGTTGATGCCCCTAGATAATGGACTCAACTCCCGAAGTTGTCTTTATAGATAAACCCTTTAGAGTTGAAACACTTCCTCTAAAAGATATCTATGTTTTAGATAATTGGTTGCCTTCTTCACTACATTACTTTTATGACACACAAATATCACGTGCAAATTTTTGGTCTAAAGGAAATGAAGTAAGAGGAGACAGTCCAACAGGATTACCTCATCATCAATTTTGGGGAGTATCCATACTTAGTGGTTATGATAAAAATAAAAGACCTATGTCTGTAGATGATATAGAAGATAAATACACGTACTTTCCTAGATACCTTAATAAAAAATTACAAACAGAATTTGGATTTAAGTGGGAAAGATTTCAATTCATGGGATTAAACTCACAGACACAAGGATTACATGGAACTTGCCATCAAGACTGTCCACCCGAAGATGAGTGGAATATATCATTCTTATACTACACAAATAAATTTTGGGAAGACTCTTGGGGTGGAGATTTGAGATTCTATTCAACAACAGAACATGGAATACATGCAAGAGATAACAATAAAGAGGTTGCATCAGTTAAGTTTAAACCAAATAGATTAATTATGTTTGATGGTAGAATACCACATGGTGCAGATGCACCAACAGCAAAGGCAAGATATGTAGATAGAAAGTCTGTTGTTGTTCGTGGTGATGAAGTCAGACTTGTAGATAAGGAGGAGTTTTACGATGCCAACGATAGACTTTCATACATATAATCCTACAACAATAAAAGATTTTAAACCCATACTTGCAAAAGATTTAGTTCCCGATTGGTGGAAAAAATCAAAGGTTGCAGAAGTTGTAAATGGGGTCAAACAACAAACTATAAGAGCATGTCCTGCAATGGATGATTGGTTAAAGATGGGTTGGTACTTATGTGCAAATAGAGATATGGAAGTCATACAAGGAATTTCTCATAAAGATGAGGAAGGTATTGGTTGGGCATCTGTTAGAGACTTGGATGCAAGAAACTGGTTAAAGGGTACATCCTCTTCTTCTCATCCACACACTCAACTTATGGATGGGTTTGCATATATGGACAAGTCAGAAAACCCTCCAGTTAAAGATGCATTTAAAATGAGAAACCCATGGTGTATCACAACACCCGAAGGATACTCTACATTTTACTTAGACCCATTTCTACATCAGAATAAATACTTTTCTACATGGCAGGGTATAATTGACACCGACAAGTTTAACAATGGTGTAGATAATGCACAAATTATTTTTTACCCAAAGGTTGACCACAATTTTACTATTCTTAAAGGAACACCTCTTTGTCAGATAATTCCCTTTAAGAGAGAAGAATGGGTTGGGACATATGCACTTAAGACTACAAAATCTGAAATGTTAAGTTCATCTCGTCTAACAACAGAAAGGGAAACGATAGGAATGCCAGAAGCATTCAGAATGTTGGGTGTTGAAGACAATAGAGATGTCTCTGCAAAAACTGTAGGGCCTTATAAGAAGATGAAATATTGGAATCCTAAACAAAGATACTTTAATGAAGAGTCACCACCACCCGAGTGTCCATATCATGTAAGTGAAGACTCACCCGAAATACAGTTAGAGTTACCAATAGGAGATACAGATGGCAGTTAGATTAATGTTTCCAACATATATTTTTCATAGAAATATGTTAAATGCTGGTGAGAATAGGGGTTTTGCAAAGGACTATTTACTATTACTACAAACAGAAATTGATAGCATGAGAAGAAAAGACCCGAAAGGTAGACAGGTATCAAATCAATATACGGGATGGCAATCAAATGATGGATGTGAATCATCTCCTATATTTCAAAAACTAATGAATGAAATCATTACAACCTTTAATGATGAGGTTTTACCTTTTAATGGATTGAACCCAAATACTGCTAAAGTGACTATAGGAAATTCTTGGGCAAATATTAATGACAAAGGTGCATGGAATGTACCACATAGTCATGCTGGTTGTTGGTATAGTGGTGTTTTTTATATAAAGGCAGATGGTGATGAAGGAGACTTGATTATGTTTGATGGTAGTGAAAAGGTTCTTTCAGAGTTCCCTCAAAGTGCAAGAACTAATAATAATTTTCACTTTTCACCCACTAGTGGAGAGCTCGTTCTATTTCCAAGTGGTGCAACACATATGGTTGAACCAAATCAAACAGATAAAGAAAGGTATTCAATATCATTTAACATAAACATGACTTACACCGATAGTAATGCACACCTTAGTAATATTGATAATTACAATCCAAATGAATTTGTCTTTGACTTAGACCAAAATGGAAACCCCATAATGAGTTAATTATCCTAAATAAGGGTATGGAAATAGTAATAGACACTCACCTCTTATGGAATCTTATGATAACATTTGTGTTAGCACCTTTAGGATTCCTTATAAGAAATCTTTTATCTGAACAGAAGAGAATAGACATACTTGTTAACAAGACTAGAGAAGAATTAGCAAAAGAATATGTTACCCGTGAAGAAGTAGAAATTGTGTCCGAAAGAATAATGGCAACTATGACTAGAATAGATGAAAAAATAGATAGACTACAATCTAAAACATACTTCCAAGAATAGACTTAAAATTCGTATAAATAGTATTATAGATTTAATACTGGAATACAATTATGTCAAAACCAAACTCGAAAGCAACATTTAAAGAGTACATCAAAAGAAAACTGGGTGCGCCAGTTTTAGAAATCAATGTGGATGATGACCAGTTTGATGACAGAATGGATGAGGCTCTGCAGTACTTTCGTGAATTTCATTACGAGGGTTCAATCAAGTGTTATCTAAAACACCAAATTACACAAGAAGAGATTGACTCATTTAAGACAAATGAAACCCACAATGCAGCAACCAGTGGAACACAAGCAATTTCAAACCAAACATATGGTGAAGGACAAAACTATATAACACTACCCGAACATGTGTTGAGTGTTATACAAATATTCCCTTTCTCAAGTGGAACAACCTCCAATATGTTTGATATCCAGTATCAATTGAGACTCAATGATTTGTGGGACTTAACATCAACAAGTGTCTTATACTATTCACAAGTTCAATCTCACCTATCTCTTTTGAATGATATACTAGTGGGACAGATACCGTTAAGATATAACATGCATTCTAACAGACTTTACATTGACTATAATGCAAACAAATTAGTTGCAGGAGAGTATATTGTTATAGAGTGCTACAGAAAAATAGACCCCAATGATATGACTGATATCTTTGATGACATGTGGTTGAAGAAATATGCAACTGCACTTGTTAAATATCAATGGGGAGAAAACCTTTCTAAGTTTTCAGGAATTGCATTGCCAGGCGGTGTAACACTTGATGGACAACAAATGAAAGATGAAGCAAAAGAAGAAATTTTAAGATTAGAAGAAGAGTCAAGACTGAACTATGAAATGCCAGTTCTTGATATGATGGGATAAACCATGCCAACAAATGTATTTTTTAACCATGCAGTAGGAACTGAACAACATCTTTACGAAGATTTAGTTGTTGAGTCTATGCGCTTCTATGGTCACGAAACATTTTACCTTCCAAGAGAAGTTGTAGAAGAGGACACTATTCTAAATGAAGATGTGCAATCTACATTTGGTGATGCATATTCAGTAGAAATGTATTTAGAAAATACTGAAGGATTTGAGGGAGAGGGAGACCTATTCAGTAAGTTTGGTGTTCAAGTGAAAGACCAAGCAACCTTTGTAATTGCATTGAGAACATGGGAACGATTCATATCACTAGACTCTAATCTTGCAACATCCCTAAGACCTAACGAAGGAGACCTAATCTACTTCCCTCTTAGTGGTTCAATGTTTGAAATCAAATTCGTAGAACATGAGAATCCATTCTATCAAGTTGGAAAACTATTCGTGTTCAAAATGCAATGTGAACTCTTTGAATATAGTGGAGAAGATTTCGATACTGGAATGGGTACTATAGATGTTATTGAAAATCAGAATGCTTATGCATTAGACCTAACCATGAATAGTGGAACAGGTTCTTACACTGTAAATGAACCAGTAACATTTAATGGTACTGTAGTTGGAGAAGTATCCGCATGGTCAGGTGCAACAGAGAAACTAAATCTTGTACATAACACTTCAACACTTGCAGTTGGTGACACTATAGTAGGTTCTACTTCAGGAACATCTCGTACCATTAATGCAATTACAGATGTGATGACAATGGAGAATGACGGTCAAGCACAAAACAAAGACTTTGAAGACAAAGCAGATGGATACTTAGACTTCTCAGAGACAAACCCATTCGGTGAGGTTTCATAGTGTTCGGAACTCATTTTTATCATGAAACAATTAAGAGAAGTGTATCAATCTTTGGAACACTATTCAATAACATATCTGTAGTAAAGAGAAAGGCAGACGGAACAGTTCTTTCTAAAAGTTTAGTTCCTATTGCATATGGCCCTAAAGCAAAATGGTTAGCACGACTAGACCAAGAACCCAATTTAAATGACGGTAATAGAAGTGCAATAAGTCTTCCAAGAATGGCATTCGAGATGAATTCATTTGAATATGATGCAACTAGACAACAAAACAAACTCATAAGAACACAAAAAAATCTACTAGAAACCACTGATACTGGAAAGAGAGGATTCCAATATGCTCCAGCACCTTACAATATAGGATTTACACTTAGTATTCTTGCAAAGCATGTTAACGATGCAATCCAAATCGTAGAACAAATTGTTCCTTATTTTCAACCCGAGTATACTGTAACTATGAACATGATTGACTCAATGAGTGAAAAAAGAGATGTTCCTATAACACTTAATAGTGTATCTATGGAAGACAGTTACGATGGTTCTTTTGAAGATAATAGAATAATAGAATACACTTTAGATTTTACAATGAAAGTGTACTTCTTCGGCCCTGTTTATACGGGAGAGGTTATTAAGAGTGTTATTGAAAGAGACTATGTCAATATAGATGCAGGTGGATTTACGACTTCACAAATAGATGAATCAGGTTTGGTTAAAGAAGTTAAACACTATGAACCTGCGTTCGGGGAGGTTGCAAATGCAGTGTCTAATGGTAATAATGTCACCTTCTCAACTGCAATAAATAGTAAGATAAGTGTAGGAGATGAGGTGTTTGGAACGAATTTATCAACCAACCCAACGGTTTCTAATATTGGTTCAGATAAACTTACTGTTACATTAAGTTCTGCAATTACTATTGATGCAAACACTACACTTAAGTTTGTCGGTTCTGTAGACCCAAGTGATGCATTTGTTGTTGCAGAGACCGTAACTTTTTATGATGATGGTACTAATTCTACATTTGCAGAAGATAAAGTTACCGATGCGAGTTAATATATGGCAAAAATTGAAGACCAATTAGACGATGTTCTAAACATTTCTAAAGAAATAAAAAAAGAAACCCAAGTAGTCAAAGTTCCACAAAGAGTAGAAAGTATGGAAAATGACTATAAGTATGGTCGTGAGACTCTCTATGGGCTCGTAGAAAGGGGTCAGGATGCAATCGATGGAATCTTAGACTTATGTAAAGAAACCGAACACCCACGTGCTTATGAGGTTGCAGGACAACTTATAAAGACAGTTGGGGATACTGCAGAGAAGTTATTAGATTTGCAGAAAAAGATGAAAGATTTAAACAACGAGAATGAAGGGGTGAAGACTCAACACAACCATCTATATGTTGGTTCAACATCAGAGTTACAGAAGTTCCTAAAGAAAGAGAATAAAAAAGATTAATGGTTAAACCTACAAATGAGGGTTACTTAGGTAACAATCTCATCAAAAGAGCAGGTATTGAATCTCAATACACTGAAGAAGAGTTTAAAGAATACTTGAAGTGTTCTAAAGAACCCGTTCATTTTATAGAAAATTATTGTCAAATTATATCATTAGACGAGGGTCTTGTCAAATTTAAACTTCGTGGATATCAAGGAAATCTGATAGAACACTATGATAGAAATAGGTTCAATGTAGTTCTTGCATCACGTCAGAGTGGTAAGTCAATCACATCATGTGCATATCTATTATGGTATCTACTATTTCACCCCGAAGTAACTGTCGCTGTACTTGCAAACAAAGGTGCAATTGCAAGGGAAATGATATCTCGTATTGTTACCATGTTAGAGAGTGTTCCATTCTTTTTACAGCCAGGCGTAAAGATTCTTAACAAAGGTAATATAGAATTTGCAAATGATTCTAAGGTCGTTGCAGCTGCAACATCTTCGAGTTCTATTCGTGGATTATCTATAAACCTCTTGTATCTTGATGAGTTTGCGTTCGTAGAAAATGCAGAAGAGTTCTATACATCTACCTATCCTGTTGTTACCTCGGGTAAAAATTCAAAGGTTATTATCACATCTACTGCAAATGGTGTTGGTAATATGTTCTATAAGATATATGAGAGTGCAGTACAGGAACAATCTGAATACAAAAACTTTCTTATCAACTGGTTTGATGTGCCAGGCAGAGATGAAGAGTGGAAGAAACAGACCATTGCAAACACATCCGAAACTCAGTTCGAACAGGAGTATGGTAACTCATTCTTGGGAACTGGTAATACCCTCATAAACAGTAATGTTTTACTAGGACTAAGGAGTGTAGACCCTGATTGGAATAGAGATAATATAAATATATACGAAAGACCCAAAGAAGGGCATTCATATGTATGTACAGTTGATGTTTCTAAGGGTAGAGGAATAGATTATTCAACATTTAGTATTTTCGATGTGAGTAGTCAACCATTTAAACAAGTTGCAACATTTAGAGACAATATGCTCTCACCTATGTTACTTCCCGACATGATAAGTAAGTATGTAAAACCATACAACGAAGCATTAGTGATAGTAGAGAACAATGCAGAAGGTGGTACAGTTGCAACTCAATTACACTATGATATAGAATATCCTAATGTTTTTGTGCAAGGGATGACAAAACAAGAAGATATCGGTGTAACAATGAACAGAAAAATCAAAAGGATTGGTTGTTCAACACTAAAAGAATTATTAGAAGAAAATAGATTAGAATTAATTGACCGTGCAACTATAACTGAATTACTAACATTTGTTAACAAAGGTAATTCTTATGAAGCTGCAAAGGGATATCATGATGACATGGTTATGAATTGTGTATTATTTGCATGGTTTGTAACAACAGAATTTTTCTATCATTTAACGGATTCACAAGTTAAAGACTTGTTGTATTCAGAACAACAAAAAATGATTGAAGAAGACCTATTACCAGCAGGTGTTTTTGGTTCAACCCCTGCAGAAGAAGTATCATTTGTAGATAAAGAAGGAGATAGGTGGTTTCAATCGTAAAAAATCATGTGTTGGTGGGTTTTTATTTGTTATAAATAAAACAGTAAACAACACTTTTTACATTAACAGGAGTAAAAGAGTATGACATTTCAAGTATCACCAGGCGTTCAAATCTCAGAAATAGATTTGACAAATGTTGTTCCAGCAGTATCCAGTACAACTGGTGCATTTGCAGGTTCATTTAATTGGGGCCCTGTTGATGAAGTTGTAACAGTTTCAGATGCAAAGGGTTTGGTAGACAATTTTTCTTCACCAGCAAATTCAGTTGCAGGAGCTGAAGACTTCTACACAGCAGAATCCTTCCTTAAATATGGTTCTTCTTTAAGAATCGTTAGGGTAAACACAAACGGTCTTTTCAGTGCAAATGCAAGTGGAAATGCCTCTTCATTACTAAAAAACAACGATGACTATGTAAACACTTATAAGAGTGGTGGACAAGCAGGAACTGCAGGACAGTGGATAGCAAGAAACCCAGGCTCACTAGGTAACTCATTAAAAGTATCATCATGTGCTAGTGCAGACGCATACTACAACGATAACGTAACTACAGTAGACGGAAACGAAGGAACAGGACAAACTGTTATTTCCGTAGTAAGTGGTGCAGTATTCATCGTTGGAGATATAATCAGATTTGCAGGACACAACACAGAATATAAAATTACTGCAATCAATTCAAACGATTTAACAGTAGAAGCAGTAGGACAACCTGCTGGAACTGGTTTAACAGTTGATGTTGCAACTGGTGTTCAAGTATCAAGATATTGGGAACACTATGCATTATTCAGTAAAGCACCAGGCACATCTTCAGGTGCTACACTTGCAGGTGCAGGTGCAGACGAACTACACATTGTAGTTATTGACGAAGATGGTACAATTTCAGGTGCATCAGGAACAGTTTTAGAATCATATGGTTTTGTATCACTTGCATCAGATGCTAAAGATGCACAAGGTGGTTCATTATACTATAAAGATGTAGTATCAAATAGTTCATCATGGGTATATTGGAGTGGACATAACACTGCAACAGACCTAACAGTATCAGAAAGTAGAACACTTGCACAATCAGTAAGTAATGTATTTACTGGCCCATCAACACCTTTCTCATCATCATTAAGTGGTGGTGCAGATGGTAGAATATCTACTGCAGGTGAGAAACATGGTGCATGGTCAACTCACTTCGGTGATGCAGAAACTATCGACTTCTCAATGTTATTAGTAGGTTCAACAAGAACTGATAACGGAAGTGGTGTTCAACAAGACATTCTTGCAGACTGGACAACATTAACAAACCAAGCAATCCTTCTTTGTGAAACAAGAAAGGACTGTATGGCAATATGTTCACCAAGATATGCAGATGTCGTGGGTGTTTCATCAGAAGAAACACAATCAAGTAATGTAATCACAACTGCAAATACAGCAACATCAAGTTCTTATGCAGTTATCGATTCAACATGGGTATATCAATACGATAGATTCCATGACACATACAGATGGATTCCTGCAAACGGACACACTGCAGGTATTATGGCAAGGTCAGACCTATTAAGAGATGCATGGGTATCTCCTGCTGGGTTCTCAAGAGGTCAATACTTAGGTATAACTAAACTTGCATTCAATCCAAAACAAGGTTCAAGAGACGATTTATATCGTGCAAGAGTTAACCCTGTAGTCACATTCCCAGGCCAAGGTACATTGTTATATGGAGATAAGACTGCATTAACAACACCTAGTGCATTTGATAGAATTAATGTAAGAAGGTTATTCATAGTATTAGAGAAAGCAATTGCAACTGCAGCTAAAGCTCAGTTGTTTGAATTTAACGATGCATTTACTCGTGCTCAATTTAGAGCTGCAGTAGAACCTTTCTTAAGAGATGTTAAAAACAGAAGAGGATTAGTAGATTATTCAGTTATTTGTGATGAAACAAACAATACAGACACTGTTATAGACAGAAATGAGTTTGTATGTTCAATCTTCGTAAAACCTGCAAAATCTATTAACTTCATAACTTTAAACTTTATTGCTGCTAGAAGTGGTGTTGAGTTTGAAGAAATATATAGTGCAGTTTAAGGAGAAATAAAACATGGCAACAATAGACCAATTTAAAGCACAATTAATCGGAGGTGGCCCAAGAGCTAACAGATTTAGGGTGTTTGTTCCTAGAACAGGAAACAAGATAGAGTTTTTGTGTAAAGCAACAAGTATACCTGCTGCTACAATCACTCCAGTAGAAGTCCCGTTCAGAGGTCAAGTACTTAAACTTGCAGGTGATAGAACTTTTGAAGATTGGAGTATCACTGTTATAAACGATAATGAGTTCTCTGCAAGAACTGCTTTAGAAGCATGGCAAGAAGAAATCCAAGGATTTGGAACTTCTGATGGTGCAACTTCAACTGATTACTTAATTTCTCGTGCATTCGTAGAACAGTTAGGTAAAGATGATTCAGTCCTTGCGAGATATGAGTTCTTTAATATGTTCCCAAATTCAATCGGTACAATCGATTTATCTTATGAAAACGGTGATGCTTTGGAAGAATTTGAAACAACATTCTCATATTCTCACTGGGAAAGAGTCGTTTAAGTAGAATTAAAGTGAAAATAACACTCACGAAGGTGTTATAAATAATAGTATGGAAATATTTGGATTTGAAATATCTCGTAAGAAAGACGAGTTAAGAGCAACGACTGTTAAACAAGGACAGTCTTTTGTTCCACCTGTAGACGATGACGGAACACCCGTCATTGCACAACAAGCAGGGTATATTGCAGGAGGTGCTTATGGTGCCTATGTTGATATGGATGGTGGTATTAAGAATGAGGTTGAACTCATTCGTAGATACAGAGAAACATCCCTAGTGCCTGAATGTGATGCAGCTATAGAAGACATTATAAATGAGTGTATCACATCGGATAGTGCTGATAGGATAGTTACACTTGACTTAAGAGATGTCAAACTCTCAGACAGCATCAAGAAAAAGATGCAAGACGAATTTAGTCATATCCTATCTCTAATGAAGTTCAATCAGAACTCTCATGAATTATTCAGAAAATGGTACGTTGATGGAAGAATATACTTCCATAAAGTCGTTGACACTAAAAGACCGAAACTGGGTCTTGTGGATTTACGAAACGTAGACCCTCTTAAAATTAAGAAAGTTAGAAACGTAGAAGAAGAAAAGGGTTCAGACGGAATTAAAAGAATCAAGTCTATTGAAGAATTTTATGTCTTCAACGATAAAGGATTCGACAAGAGTAGTGCTGTAGAAGGTTCTACACTTAAAATTGCACCTGAAGCAGTATGTTACACTACTTCGGGTCTTTTAGACTACAACAAAAATGCAGTTATCGGGTATCTGCATAAAGCATTGAAAACTTCAAATCAGTTATCAATGATGGAAGATGCACTTGTAATTTATAGATTATCAAGAGCTCCCGAAAGAAGAATTTTCTACATTGATGTAGGAAACCTTCCAAAAGCAAAGGCAGAACAGTACCTTGCAGAGACTATGAATAAGTATAGAAATAAACTTATTTACAATGCAGATACTGGTGAGATAAAAGACGATAGAAAACATATGAGTATGTTAGAAGACTTTTGGTTGCCGAGAAGAGAGGGTGGTAGAGGAACAGAGATTACTACACTGCCTGGCGGACAGAATCTTTCAGAAATAGATGATATAGAATACTTCAAGAAGAAACTATATCAATCACTGAATGTTCCTTCGTCAAGAATGGAGTCCGACAATGGGTTTAACATGGGTCGTTCTTCAGAGATTAGTAGAGACGAACTTAAATTTAATAAGTTCACTAACAGACTTCAGAAGAAGTTTGCTAGAACATTTACAGACATTTTAAGAACTCAAGTTATTCTTAAAGAGATAGTAAGTCAAGAAGAATTTGATAAGTTTAAAGACTTTATCCAATACGACTTTACTGCAGATAATCACTTTACAGAATTAAAAGAACAAGAGATTTTTAAAGAAAGATTAGATGCATTACAAGGTGCATCAGAGTATGTCGGTCAATACTTCTCACATGAATATGTAAGAAAGTATATACTTAGACAAACAGAAGAGGACATTGAACTTCTTGACCAGCAGATAAAAACTGAAAAAGAAACAATGCCAGACCAAGACGATGACGGTTTTTCATCATATTAGGAGATATAAATAATGAGTAGTGAAATAGCAAAACAGATAGTTGACACCATAGAAAAAGGTAGTCTTTCTGATGCAAAGGAACTAATAGACCAAGGTATCAAGCAGAAAGCAGCAGAGACCGTGGACATGAAAAGAGTAGAACTACAAGTTGATTGGATGAATCAATCAGCAGAAACACAAGGAATGTAATGAAAAGTTTTTCTTCAATGCAAATCGAACTAAACGAGGCAAAGTTTAAACTTCCTCGTGGAGAGAAAGAGTTGAAGAGAGATGTTACTAAAGTTGGTTCATCGAAAGTTGAAATAGTATACACTGATAACAAAGGTAAGGTTAATGTGTATATAGATGGTAATTTATTCAGTGAGAAACCTTACAAAGACTTAAAAGGTGCAGAGAAGGAGATGAAACAGATAAAATCTATTATGTCATCATCCGATATGCAAGAAGTAAAATTAGAGGACATTATAAATGAAATTAATAGCTGAATTTAACGAGACAATATCTCCAATCATCACCGAATCAAAAGACGGTAAAGGTAAAGACTACTTCATAGAAGGGGTCTTTATGCAAGCAGACATCAAAAATAGGAATGGTAGAATCTATCCTATGGAAGTGATGGAAAAGGAAGTTGAACGATATACAAAAGAGTTTGTAGAAAAACAAAGAGCATTTGGTGAGTTAGGACATCCTGAAGGGCCAACAATCAATTTAGACAAAGTTTCACACTTAATAGAATCACTTACACTCGAAGGTAAAAATTACGTGGGTAAAGCAAAAATATTAAGTACTCCTAATGGAGAAATAGTTAAAGCACTTATCAATGATGGTGCAAAACTTGGTGTTTCATCTAGAGGTCTAGGTTCACTAGAACAAAAAGGTGGCGCACAAATGGTAAAAGGTGATTTCCAACTTGCAACAGCAGGTGATATAGTTGCAGACCCGTCTGCACCTGAAGCATTCGTTGAAGGAATAATGGAAGGAGTCGAATGGGTATATCAGAATGGTATACTTACTGCAGTTCAAGTTGAGCAGATGCAAAACGAGTTAAAAACTGCAAAACTAAATAAATTGGAAGAAACCAAGTTAAATCTATGGAAAAGGTTCGTTGAGAGTCTATAACATATAAATAAATTAAGTAGTTCATTAGAAACTAATAACAGGAGAAAAAAATGGCAGATTTAGAAAACAACCTAGAAAGTATCGAAGAGGTAAAACAACCTCATGACGGTGCTGAAAAAGGAGATTCAAAACCAGTCAAACAAGGTTCATCTGATGCCGCAGAAATTGGAAGTGGTAAAGTTGAAGTCGTCAAACCCGAAGAAAATCCTGTTGACAAAGCAGTTGCATCAGTAAAGAAAGCTGAAACAGCACCATCTAACGAAGGTGATGCTCAGAAGAAAAATGCTGGTAAATCTGAAAAAGCAGATTCAATCAAAGAAGATGAAGAAGAGTCTAAAAAAGACGAAGTCAAATCTTCAAAAATGGAATCAATCAAAGCTATCGTCAACAATATGAAGGAAATGACTAAGGAAGACATCCAATCAATATTGGGAACAATATCTGAAGAAGAAGTTGACGAAAGTTTGACAAAAGCAGAAGTTGCTAGAAAAGTAGTAGAGTCTTTGAAGTCTATGACTGAAGAAGAAGTTACAGAAACTTATGGTAAACTGAACGCAAACAAGAAGAAAGAAGACGAAGAAGGTGAACAAGAAGAAGAAGAGAAATCTGTTTCTGAAGAAATTTCATCTGAATTAGAATCATCTCTTGTTGAAATTGAAATAGATGACGACCTATCAGCAATTTCAGAAGCATTAGACCTTTCTGAAGAAAATGCAGAAAAGGCAAAAACAATCTTCAAAGCAGCAGTTTCAAGTAAGGTACAAGAAGTATCTGAAGAATTGAAAGCTCAATATGAAGCAGAATTAAAAACCACAGTTGAGACTGTCAAAGGTGACCTATCGGAAGCAGTTGATAAGTACTTAACGTATTGTGCAGAAGAGTGGACGAAAGAAAACGAACTTGCTATAGAACGTGGTTTAAGGTCAGAAATGACAGAAAACTTTATCGAAGGTTTGAAAACATTGTTCGTAGAACATTATGTTGACGTTCCTGAAGATAAGTATGATGTTATCGATGAACTTGCAAATCGTCTTGACGAGATGGAACAAAAACTTGACGGTGAAGTAAATAGAAATATGGACATCACTGAAGAGTTAGACACCCTCAAAAGAGATAACGTAGTTTCAGACGCATCGAAAGATTTGACTGAAACACAAAAAGAGAAACTATCTTCACTTGCTGAAGGAGTAGACTTTAAAGATGCAGAAGACTTCGCTGAGAAGATTTCTGAAATCAAAGAAGCATACTTCCCTGCAGAAGGTGAAAGTGTAGTTGAAGAAACTTTAGTTGTTGAAGGTTCTGAAGAATTTAAAGTAGAGGAATCTACAGAAGTTCAGAAAGACCCTACAATGGCAAAGTATACACAAGCAATCAGTAAGTTAAAACCATTAGGTTAAGACTTACTTAATAAAGGAAATAAAATGTTTTTATCAGAAAACTTACAAGAAAAGTGGCAACCGATTCTAGAACACGCCGATTTACCAAAAATCGAAGACAACTACAAACGTGCTGTTACTGCTGTTATCCTTGAAAACCAAGAGAATGCTCTAAACGAAGACAGAGCTCAATTGGCGGAAGCAGCACCTTTAAATGCTACTGGTAGTTCAATTTCAAACTGGGACCCGATTTTAATATCCCTAGTTAGAAGAGCTATGCCAAATCTCGTTGCATACGACATTTGTGGCGTTCAACCTATGACTGGCCCGACAGGACTTATCTTTGCAATGAAAGCAAGGTATAACGACTATCCATCAGAATCTGTTGTAAATAAAACTGAAGCAATGGGAATCAACGAAGTTGAATCACGTTACTCATCAGAAAATCAAACAGTAACTGCTGGACTACAAGCTACGGCTAACTCAGACCCTTTTAACTCTGACTATGCAACTCATACTGGAAACGGAATGACTACTGCATCTGCAGAAGCATTAGGTGATGTTGAAGCATCAAACGGTTTTGCTCAGATGGCATTCTCAATAGAGAAAGCAACTGTTACTGCAAAATCAAGAGCATTAAAAGCAGAATACACATTAGAACTTGCACAAGACCTCAAAGCAATCCACGGTCTTGACGCTGAGTCAGAACTTGCGAATATTCTTTCATCAGAAATTCTTGCAGAAATCAACAGAGAAGTTGTTAGAACAGTAAACGTACAAGCAAAAACAGGTGCATCAGCAACTGCTTCTGCAGGTACATTCAACTTAGATGTAGATGCAAACGGAAGATGGTCTGTTGAGAAATTCAAAGGTTTATTATTCCAAATCGAAAGAGAATCAAACACAATTGCTAAAGAAACAAGAAGAGGAAAAGGTAACTTTATCCTATGTTCTTCAGACGTAGCAAGTGCATTGTCAATGGCAGGTGTATTAGATTACGCTCCAGCTCTTTCAACTAACCTAAACGTAGATGATACTGGTAATACTTTTGCTGGTTTATTAAACGGTAGAGTTAAAGTATATGTTGACCCTTATGCAGGTGTTGACTACTTAACAGTAGGTTATAGAGGTACTAACCCTTATGACGCAGGTCTTTTCTACTGCCCATACGTTCCATTACAAATGGTTCGTGCAGTCGGTGAGAACACATTCCAACCAAAAATCGGTTTCAAAACTAGATATGGTATGGTTTCAAATCCATTTGTCGGTGCTACACCAGCAAACGGACTTGCATCAGCAGGTACTAACCAGTACTACAGAAAATTTGCAGTGTCAAACATTCTGTAAGACGAAAGTCTCATTCCTTAATCGGAATACTAAAAAGGTCTCTCACGAGACCTTTTTTTTTATCTTTAAACTGGGACTGCATCCTTCCGAATCATGCCTTATTATCCTTTCCTTCAAAGTTGACTCTAATCGTTCAATGTCTTGGGGATTAACCCAATTCTTTACACCGTGTCCTTCTAGTGAGGCCTTACCTCAATTTTATCTAGGTCAATAGGTAGTGACCATAAAGAAATTCGTTTACCATACTTTCCCAATTCGTCAAAAATTTCAAGTACTTCTCTGTTCGGATTCTATCCACACCTCACGATTATATGCCACGTCTTAATTGACTTTAACAGTGTGGAACACCTTTTCTATACGGAACAACCTCTCACAACCAACTTACTTCCGTCTCGATTTCCTACTTTACTAGTATACCAAAAAGTGGAGGGGATTGTCAACCTAAATACAAGGTACAATAAAGTACATTACACATACACACAGGAGAAAAATATGAGTAATTCAAATAAATCGGGGTTCGAAATCAGAGCCGACCTATTATCACAAGCAGAAGGACTATTGACTTCTAATTATCAGAGGGAAGTTGATGCTATCTACGCACACAACGACTCATTCCCAAATGATAAAAAACCTTTACCATTAAGAGAAATCACTGGTGAAGAAGTCATTAGAGTTGCAAGACAATTGAATGAGTTCGTCATCGAAAAATAATATTTGTCTATCGTGCAATTTGTGTTGTTCACAACCGAATGAGACAATCCACCTCTTTGATAAAGAATACGAACTATTCGATGTAAAGGATATTACCTCATATGAAGGTCAAGACTTTACACATAGTGTAACTTTTGATGGGGGTGGTTGCACAAACCTAACATCAAATGGCATATGCAGAGTATATGATAAACGACCATACACTTGCAGAACCTTTGAGTGTGGAGTATTGGTAAAATACAAAACAGGTGAGTATGATTATGATAAATCCAAACGACTCATACAACTTGTTAAAAATGGTGACATGAAAGTTTGGAGAGAGGAATTTGAGAAAGATTCCATTTCACCAAAAACGGTGATGAAAAAAACATAAATAACTGTATAACGGAGAATTAAATGACAGATTATGAAAGAACAGTGAAAGTTTTAGAAGGGCCATGGTCAACTAAAGCATTCCCAAATGGTGAAGAAACAACGGAAGGAGTTATCAGTAGAAAGATTACCACACTATATGAAAAGGACGGATATCTTTGTGAAGAGGTAGTTACAAGAGAATATAGAGGTAATGACTACATGGACACTTCAACAAACAAGAGAGTATTAAAACTTGACAACTAATATCAATACATCTATTCTTAATAAGAATAATTTCAGACTCATCATAGACAAGATTCCTACAGTGGAATACTATGTTAGGTCTGTTAATATTCCTGGCTTACAGTTTACAGAAGTGGAAACTGGTGCAGGTGTTGGAGTAGATGCATTTTTTCCAGGCGACAAAGTTTCCTTTGATAACTTAGAAGTGCAGTTCCTTGTCGATGAAGATTTGGAAAACTTCAAAGAAGTGTATGATTGGATGAATGCAATTATTCCAATCAAAGACCCATCAGATTTTGAAAACTATGTTGAAACTGTAAAAACTCCAACTGGTAGGTTGTCAGCAATAAACAATGACTTAAATCAGTATTCAATGATTACACTTGTAATGAACACTAATAAAAACATTCCAAATAAGTTTTTAAGGTTCTATGACTGTTTCCCTACTGGAATCAGTGGAATGGAATTAGAGTCAGGTTCTGAAACTGAACCAGTAGTGTGTACAGCAACATTTAGATTTACTTATTACGATATAGAAACCACTTCATAAAACCCACTTTTTGTGGTATAATATACAGTATGAACTTAGATGAATTAAAAACCATGTGGAAAGAAGATTGTGAGATAGATGATATCGAATTAGATAATGCATCACTTGAAGTCCCTAAACTACATGCAAAATACCAAGACTTACTAACCAGTAAACTTTTATTAGCAAAACAATACGAATTTAAATACAATGAACTACTCAAAGATAAGTGGTTATGGTATAACGGTAAAATGGACATGGATAGAATTAATGAATTGGGATGGGAACATGACCCACTTGACGGTGTTAATGTCATGAAAGCAGACATGCATTACTTTTACAATTCAGATAAAGACCTCATGGAAATGAAGGCAAAACAAGATTACTTAAAAATAACAATAGACTTTCTCAAAGAGTGTATGCAAAACATTACTTGGAGACACCAAACAATTCGTAATACGATTGATTGGAGAAAGTTCATGGCAGGAAGTTAAATGATACTAAAGAATTATATTTGGAATGCACCATCCTTTTTCAATGACAAAGAAGTAGAACTTTTTCATAAAACTGCAAATAAGATTGATTTCATGGATGCAGAGATTGGAATGGGACAACAAGACCCCGATGGAGATGGTGGTCTAAAAGGTGATTTCAATGAGGACATTAGAAGTTCGAGAGTAAAATGGTTTGGTGGACACGAAATGCCACAAGAACTTATAGATAAGATGTATGAAGCATTGTATCTTGCATGTGATGAAAGTGGATGGACTGATTTAATCACAGAGAATGAACCACCTCAGTATACAGTTTATGATGCACAACCTAATAAGAAGAAAGGGGACTTCTATACATGGCATACTGATGCAGGGCCAGAACCATTACCAAATGGAGTTATAAGAAAGTTAAGTATGACTATACAATTATCAGACCCCGATGATTATGAGGGTGGGCATTTTCAATGGTTAGAACCTCACCGACAGTTAGATAAAATTACAGAGAAAGATACTAGCATAGACATTAATCAATCTATAAGAACCGTTCCATTTTCTGCAAAGGCAAAAGGAAGTGTTGTGGTATTTCCTTCGTTTGTTTATCATCAAGTAACACCAGTTTTAAGAGGTACAAGAAAATCACTAGTTGTGTGGTTTAACGGTCAACCTTATGTCTAATACAGTTCGTGTCTCTAAGATAGACGAAGTTTTTTTAAAAGTAGAGTGTCCCGATGATGGTCTTGCAAAAGACTTGTTTGACTTCTTTTCCTTTACAGTTCCAAATGCAAAGTTTATGCCTTCCTACAGAAACAAATGGTGGGATGGTAAGGTTCGTTTATTCTCAATCAAAACAAGAAAGATATACATAGGATTACTTCCTTACATAGATGAGTTCTGTAAAGAACGAGGATATGAGTTTGAAGGGATTGAAGATGTTATTGGTGTTAAACATAGAGAGAAGTGTAGTCAGTCATGGTTAGCAGATTTAGACTTACCTTTTCCTCCAAGAGATTATCAGATAGATGCATTCAATACTGCAGTTCAATATGGGAGACAACTATTACTATCTCCAACTGCAAGTGGTAAGTCATTGATTATATACTTACTTGCAAGATACTATGATGTTAAAACGGTTATCATAGTTCCTACTACATCACTAGTAGAACAAATGACAAAAGATTTTGAAGAGTATGGATATAAGGAAAGAGTCTGTAAGATATATCATGGACAAGAAGTGTTTGATGCACCAATAACAATCACCACATGGCAATCATTCGCAAAAGCACCAAAGGAGGTGTTATGTTCTTTTGATATGGTTGTCGGTGACGAAGCACATTTATTCAAAGCAGATGTTCTCAAAGGTATCTTAGAGAAGATGAAAAAAACTGCAATACGA